CGGAAAAGCCGCAAGCGGGTGCTGCTCGGCGGCCGGCTCCGCACGATCATCGAGCGAGAGAAGCAGCAGCCGGTGGGCAATGCCCGTGGCGTGCTCTCGTCATGGGGCACCCGCCGAAGCGGCGGCCAGTGGAATGGGCAGTATCCCATCGACTTCATTGCCAGCGGCACCGTGCGTGGCACGCCCCCGCTGCGGCCCCTCGCCAAGGCGTACCGTGTCGCCGAGCCCACGATGCGATCCATCATCGACACTGAAATGCGAAAGGCCCTGACTAAGGCCATTCAAGAGACCCGCAAGAAATACGGCACCGACTTCGGAGTGTGACCCATGAAATCCCCGGAAATGGTGCTGCGGCGAGCACTCACCACCAGCACGGCGTTCACAAGCCGGGCCGGGACCAAGGTCTACCCGTTGGCTGTGCCAGAAAAGGACACGGCCGGAACGAAGGTCAACCTGCCCTGGGTGACCTGGCGGCGGGCCGGCATCCAGCGGGCTCAGACGATTGGCGGGCCGATGGGCATGCCAAGGGTCACGGTCGAGTATTCGATCTTTGCCGCCACCTACGAAGACGCCCGAGAGTTGGCCGACACGATGCGGTCCATTCTGGATGGGTACGGGGGCACGTTGGACAATACGACGGTGGATCAGGTGTCGCTGGAAAACGAAGCGGATGACTTCGTTTCGCTTTCCGGCAACGAGATTCCGACCGCGTACCAAATCACCCAAACCTACGACGTTTGGTGGCAGGAGACATAGCACATGGCAGCCACGCCGCATTCCGGTTCCGGCACGACGTTCTCTTTTGCGGGGACGAACTACACCGTCACCTCGATCACATACACGCTGGGCAGCACGGGCGGCGGCACCGACAACATCGACATTTCGCACCTCGGCCAGACGGTAGGGCAAAGCGTGCTGACGATCAGTCGGCCGCTGGTCGGCACGCAGGGCGGCGACACGGGCAAGACGGTCAGCATTGAGTACATCGGTGCAGTGCCTATTGCCCAGAACGCAACAGGCACGCTCGCGATCACGGGCGGACTGACGCTCAGTGTCGCGGCAACCTGCAACAGTTCGTCTGTGACGCTGACCGTCAACGACGCTATCCGTGGCTCTGCCGAGTTCCAGTTGGCTTGATCGCCTGGGAGTTTCCCAATGGCGGTCTATAGCACTGGCGTCACGGTTTCATGGGGCGGCACGCCGTTCACTGAGGTGACTGACCTCCAGTGGGCCTATGGCGGCGGCCTGCCGAAGGGTCGTGGCACCGGTGACTTCCGGTGGACTGACGAGGCCGGCACGCTCTCAGTGACGTGCCTTGGTGCGGCGAACGTCAGCACGGCCGAGTGGGGCCTGCGTCGCCAGTTGGTCGTGAGCGGCGGCGGCTCGTCATTGACAAGCTACGCAGTATGTGAGTCTGTGAACGTCGCGTATGAGGTAAACGGCGTGACCCGTTACACGGTGACGTTCAAGCTCTTGGACAACTGACATGGCCCTGACTAGAGAACAAATCGACGCCGCATCTGACGCCAAGATCGTGAAGGCACAAGCCTTCGGTGGCGAAGTGTGCATCCGCCTGATGAGCGTTGGCGACCGGGACTCCTACGAGCTCAAGCTGCTCGAAGGCGACGGCAAGGCGATCCCAGACTTTCGCTCGGAACTGCTGAGCCGCTGCATCTGCGACGAGAAGGGCGAATTGCTCTTCCCTGGTGACGATGGCGTGAAGGCCCTGAAGCGACGCAGCAGCGATGAGATGCACGGCCTGTGGCGTGCGGCACTGAAGCACAACGCACTGACCGAGGAGGAGATCACTCGACTAGCGGGGGAATGAACGCCAGGCCGACCTTGCAATTCAAGTTCGCCCTGGCGTCACACCTCAAGAAGACCGTTGCTGAAATCGACCGGATGGACTCGCGGGAGTTCTCGCAGTGGATCGCCTTCAGCCGCTGGTTCCGACCGCTCGACAACCCGTGGATACAGACCGGCATGGTGGTGAGTTCGGTGCTCGCCCCATACACGAAAGGCAAGCCGCCAGACGCAACCGACTTCGTTCCGATTGAAAGCAACGCCCCGCAACACCGCTCGCAGATTGAAGAGACCCTCCGCCGCATGGCGGCCGACTTGAAGCAGTGATCCCATGGCCAATCTCGCCCTAGCCTTCAACCTGTCGGCATCTGCCACTGGCATGGCCCAGGGCATCAACGCTGGCGTGGTGGAGCTTCAGAAGCTCGGGTATGCGGCCAAGCAAACGTCGCGGGACGTGGCCACGCTGAAGACGATTGAGATTTCGCGGGCATTTATTGCGGGCATCAGCGGGATCGTGTCTTCGATCAGCCAGGCCCAGGCGGCCCTTTCTGGATTCGTCAATGAGTCGGTGTCGATTGGCGAAGAGGCGTCGAAGGCGAATGTGATCTTTGGCGAGTCTGCGGCAGCCGTTCAGGAGTTCGCCAGCAGTGCCAGCAGCATCGGCCTTTCGCAGCGTGCTGCCCTCGGGGCCACGGCCAGTTTCGGGAACCTCTTTGCTGCCATCGGGCTGACCCGAGAAGAGTCTGCCAGCATGTCGGTTGATCTGACGCGACTGGCGTCCGACCTGGCGTCGTTCAACAACACGTCTACGGAAGACGCAATCACCGCTCTCGGTGCTGCCCTTCGAGGCGAGGCCGAGCCGATCCGCCGGTATGGCGTTCTGCTGGACGATGCCAGCCTGCGGCAGACTGCTTTTGCGGCCGGTCTTGTCCGTAGTGTGAAGGATGGCCTGGAGCCGTCCGTAAAGGCGCAGGCGGCGTTTCTGGCGATCTTGAAGCAGACGGCGAACGCACAGGGTGACTTTGCCCGTACTAGCGACTCGCTTGCCAATCAGCAGCGAATCCTTCGTGCCGAGTGGGACAACATTCGGGCGACCATTGGCGATTCACTGCAGCCTGCGTACCGTGCTTTCGTGTCTGCGTTGCGGGAATCGCTGCCGCAGATCAAGGCTGCCGGCTTGGAATTGGCGTCGTTCATTGGCGAGATCGACTTCGGCCGAGTGATCGACGCTGCCATTTCCGGGTTCAATGGATTCACGTCTGCCCTGTCGGCGGTGCTGGTTGTTGCGGCTCCACTGGCCGACAACCTCCTGCCTTCCATTGGGGCCTATCTAGCATTCATCAACCGGCAGGCCATTGCCGGTGGCATTGCTGGCCTGGCCCGTATCTTTGGGGCTGCCGCCAAAGCGGCGTATGGGTATTCAGCTGCAGCAGGTACTGCGGCCGTTGCAACGGCCGGCCTTGGGGCAAGCATCCGCTTGACGCTGGCTTCAACCGGAATTGGCGTGCTCGTCACCGGCCTGGGATTGCTCGCCGGTGCAGCGCTGGAATGGGCCGTGGCAAGCAATGCCAGCGGCGCGGATGCACAGGCCGCCATCGACCAGGCCACGGAAGCCGCCAAGAAACTGCAGCGAGAACTGAAGGGGGCTGCCACAGTCAGCATTGACCTCGGTGCCCAAGTCTCCAAGGCCCTCAAGGTTCCCGAGGAAATCAGCATCCGAGAGTTCGCACAGGGCGGCATCGACGCTGCCCGCTCTGCCATAGTCTCGCTGGCCGGCGAACTCGGCGGCCTCGACCAAGTGCCGGCTGAGCTGGTGAAGCAGTTCACTGAGTTGCAGGGCCTGGTGCGGTTCGTGAACCGCGAACACCAGAACGAAGCCCAGTGGCTCGGCGTGATCGACGACAGGGCACGGGCACTTCAAGAGCAGATCAAGAAGCTGACGGCTTCGAGGCAGGCTGACGCCGACGCCGCCAAGGCCCAATCGGAAGCCGCCAAGCGTGCTGCCGAAGAGTCTCGGAAGCGGGTTGGTGAGTTGGCATCGCAGGGGCTGACGCCGGCCGAGCAGAACCGGGTGAAGCTGAACCAAGACCTGCTCGACATCGGCCGCGAGCGTGCCGCTGCCGAGGCGGCACTAGGCGAGGCGATGAAGGCCAGGGACGGCCAGGCGATTGCGGCTGCCAAGGAGCGGCTGCGGCTCGCTGGCGAGGCCGTGAAGGTTGCAAAGAACCAAGACCGTGATCGGCAGCTGCAGGCCCTCGGCATTGACGACAACCTCCTGAAGCCTGCCAAGTCGATTGCCCAAGAGTTCCTGAACGTCCGCAAGGCATTCGACCAAAAGCTGATCG